ATGCGGCACCCGATTTTGTCACCGATGCAGTGGCCAGTAGTTCATGGCGGCATGGCGCCGCTAGACATTCGGATTATGGACATGATTCCGCCGTTTCAGAACGTGTGGCACACAGCGCATTGGGAGTTGGAGAACCTCGCTCTTTTCAACCAAGCTGCATATTCGGACGTGCTGCGGCGACGTGAAGCTTTAAAGGAGCGTTCGAAGGAGATCCGAAGTTGGGTTGAGCCTCAAGACGAGGATGAGGTGGAGTTGTTCCAGATCATGTGGTCTCGGGCCAGCGATGGCGTAATTTCCGGTGAGATGGAAGTCGAAGCCATATCGCGATACGCAGACGAAGTTACGACTGTGGCTGCATGGGCGTTCGCGGAGAAAAATCTGAATAGGGGGCTGACTGAGCTAAGAGCCTTATTAGCGCTTCCTGCGGCGGGCAGTCATAGATGGCCAGACATCCAAGCCGGGTTTCAGGCGTGCGGCGTCGATCTTCCCGCGCTTGACTCATTTCCCGACGCGGACGAGTGCCGCCGCGTCAATAATGCCATCAAGCATTCGGGATTAGTTGGTCAGAGCTTAGCTCAGTCCGCCTTTTTTGCACCGCATGCTGGAGAAGAAATTAGTTCGTTAGAATTGCCTACTCAACGATACTATTTCGGAATAGCCGACTTTATCGGCGCGATGTTCGAAAGATGCTCGGAGATTGCACGAAATTTACCGTAGCAGAGTTTGGTTAACGGCGACACGCTTCTGACCCGCGCGTTATAGGAGTCAACACCAGAGTTTTCCGCGGTTTTCCGAGGCTATTGGGGCTTTTTTTTAGCCGCGTGGCAACAGCCCTCGCCTAAGATTTGTTGGCCGCGAGCCTCAAGCGCGCATTGAAGAATGCGCTCGGACGTTTCCTCGGCAGCTTCGACGCTTAGGCTGACCACAACTCCGCCCGGACCAGAAATGTGAACGCTGCCTGCTTCGGCTTTCACATCAGATGGTTCTTCGTGAATCAGACTGGTCACGCGCCGCTCCCAAAATACTCCTGTTTTAGGAACACTTTGGGTAACATGAGTTTCCGTGAAAAATCGTGAAAGTGTTTAACCTCAGATAGAATCAAGGTTGGCTGGCGAGGATGACTAGCGTTGCGCTGGCTCGATCCGTGCCCAGCCCCGGCAACGGCACTGCTGGCAGATCATGCGCGTTTGCGCTTTGTGTACGGTGGCATCCTGACCGAATTTCTCAATCAACTCCCTGCTGCGCCACGTAACGACTCGGTGACAGCGGCATCGGATGTTGGCGTGTGTGTTGCCTTCCAACAGGTCGATGAGCAGTCGGTCAGCGGCCATGTGACGGGCTTACGGTGGCTGCTCCGCGTTGAAAGCATCGCTTACATTTCAGCCGTGCTGTGGCTTGCTCGATGGTCAGCCAAGCGCCGAACATCGCCCCAAGCGTGGCTGATGGCAGATTGACCTCCCGGCCACACCTGCACTTTACCCGCATATCGGCGCGGGCCTTCACGTAATGAGCCAGGGTAGTGAAACCGTCCATGTCTCGTGGTACAAAAAGGGAACATGATTCGGCAAGGGTTATGCGAAATCGGTCTCGGTTAGAAATCCGTCAGGTATTCCACGTAAACGCGGTTCATACTCAGCGTGATCGTGGTGGCCGAGGCCGCGTTGCTGACCCAAGCGACTGGATACCAAAGGCCCGCTGTACCGATGGTGCTGTGTGCGTAAGCGAAACCGCCTTGGTTCAGGCCGCTGAACATCTGCGTGGAGCCGGGATTACACTTGAACGAGAACGTCACATTCTCGCCACCGAGATCGCCCGGCACGGTGATGGACGTTTTTGTAACCGAGCCGGTGCCACGCGACATCTGGTAGGCGTTATTGTCCGTACTATCGCAGCCGATGCCGAAGATGTTCGTCATGCTGCTGGGCTCGACGTTGCCCGGTGTGGCGGTGCTCATTGCCATACCTACGAACCAACGCTTGCCAGCCGCCCAGTTTTTCACGCTCATGCGGATCGTAACAAGCCAGCCGCCTGTGTTCGCGGTGCTGCTTGTCACAACCGCATTGGTCACGTTGAACGTGGCCTGCGTTCCAGCCGTTGCCGCCGCCACATAGTTGAGCGCGGGTTCTGCGAGCCATCGGCTATTGCTGATGTTTTGGGTGGTGGCCGTTCCCGTTGCGGCAGTGGACATGGCTTTGTTGTAAACCGTCGTTCCAGTCACAGGCTGCCATTCGCGGGTGCTGGTATAACCGGCGTGAGGTCCGAGTGCGCGCCACGGTGCCAGAGCGTAAGGGTCGCTGACTTGGAGAATGCCGTGCTGCGCCGGGTTCGCTCCACGCAATTTCGCACCACCGCCAATGTCCATGATGCCGGTTGCCGGATCAAAAGCCAAATAGCTCGCACCCAGTTTGCCATTGGCGTTTAGCTGGATCTGATTGTTGTCACCGGCGGCGGTTGCCACGCCACTGGCACCTGTTGCGCCCGTCGCTCCGGTGTCGCCCTTGTCGCCTTTGACGCCTTGGATACCTTGCGCGCCAGTATCTCCCTTGGCTCCGTTGGTACCATTCGTGCCTGTCGCACCGGTCGCGCCGGTATCGCCTTTGATGCCCTGAATGCCTTGGATACCTTGCGGTCCCATTGCTCCGGTGTCGCCCTTATCTCCCTTCGCACCAGTTCCGCCGCTGGTGGAAGTTCCCGGCGTGTTGCTAATGACTGCGCCATAATCGTTCGTGACCGAGGCAGTTTGCGCCGTCGATGAGTTCGTTACGGTAAGCTGATAGGACGGGCTCAAACGTCGGGTGAATACCTCCGTGACGAGGTTGTTGACCGGCTGATATGTGGCGAGGCTGGAGATGTTCACCGCAACTGGCAAGCCGGGGATATTGGCTTCAATAACCATGGAACTGCTGCCAATCGAACCGCCCGCAACACCCAGGAGGTCGATGTCGTACATCCACGCGTTCGCGGCAATATAGTGAGTGGCCTGATCGAGCGTCAGTGATCCCATCTTGGAGGTATCGAGTACGCCGGGGCTGCTCTCGGGCAGGACGGTAAGCGCCCACAAAGCTAGAGGCGCAGCACGGTTCTTGTTCCGCTGGCGGATCAGTTCAAAACGCTCCTGCGCGCTGAACTTGTTCGTGACGCCGTTGCGGTCGTATGCGAAATTCTCAACTAGGTAGTTGTCGCCAGCGCGAAGCGGACTGGGCAAGTCGTTCGGGTTGTACTGAACGAAACGCTGATACCGCGCATCGTCGGACGACCAAGGCAACTGCGCTTTGGTATCAACGACAGCCTCTTCAAAAATCCAACTGTTGGCCGTCGCAGGTAGCTGTTTGCCGTGGACGTAGCCCACAATATCAATCTGCTGACTGCGCGTAACAGCAAAATCAAACCCGTACTCATCTAGAAAAATGCCATCGACGCCGATCGTCGCCCAGCGGTCGATTGCGGTTTTCCGCTGCGCATCGGTGTTGCTGGGTCCCATGCGGACGTAGCCATAAACCTTCGTACCGCGCGTCCTGAGCCCGTTAATGATCTGAACAGTGGAGGCGTAAACCTCCTGATCTGGATTCTCATACCCCGCACCGCAGACATAAACCTGATACTTGGACATCGCGTCGATGACCGCGTTGGTCTCCCAGATGCCCTTAAAGCCAATGGGGTAGCCATAGTAGAATAGCACCGACGGCTTGCGCAGTGGCTGAGCGGCAGCGGTCTTCAGACTGTCGAAGCGCACGCTCTTTGTCGTCGCAGAGTTCGAGTCCAACAACACGATTTGATCGGCGCTGCTGGGTTCGGACTTGAGGGGAGCATTGCGGACGGCTTGCTCGGCTTCGCCTTGTTTGGCGAATGTCTGATAGCTGCTGGTGCCCGTACCAACCGCGTAACGGTTCTCGTCCGTGATAAAGTAGGGCTCACCCGCGAGCAGCGCGAGAGCAGTAGCTTGCGCGTTCAGGTTTGCCCGTGTTGTCCTGATGAAACGGATAGTGGAGTTGCGACCCATTTAGAATGTGCCTCCGTCCAACGTCACGCCGTTGATCGATCCGCCCGTGATCGCCACAGCCGATGCGTTCTGAACAGCCATCGTGCCCAGGCTGAGATTGGTGCGCGCGGCAGCAAAGTCGGTGAGGTCCGATAGGTTGCTGGCCTTGGTCAGCTTGCCGTCAACGGTCGTAGTCAGCGCCGATAGGCCGCTCATGTCGTTCTGGATAAGCGTCTGTAGCTCGCTGAGCGTATCGTATGCCGCGCCCGCGCCACCGATGAGGTTGCTAATAGCCGTGCCGACGAACGCCGTAGTCGCCAACTGAGTGTTGTTGGTTGCCGACGTTGCCGTTGGAGCCGTTGGCGTGCCGGTGAACGCAGGGCTGGCGCTGTTGGCCTTAGGGCTGACTGCCGTGCTGACAAACGCGGTCGTCGCAAGTTGCGTGGTGTTCGTACCTGCTGATGCTGTTGGAGCGGCTGGCGTACCTGTAAACGTGGGCGATGCCTTATCGGCCTTGAGCCCCACACTTGTAACGGTCGCCACGACGGCGGTGTCGGCGGCGATCGTGCCACTATTGATCGTGATGCCCGATCCAGCCGTGTAATTGGTTCCCGTCTGTGGCGCTGGTCCCCAAACGGGGTTGCCGTTGGCGTCTACGCTGAGGACCTGACCGGACGCTCCGTTGAGGGGCAGGCGGTGCTTGGCGTCGTAATCATCCTTCGCGAAGCCCCGGATGCTGGTTGCGGTGCCTGTTCCGTCATCGCCAAAGCCAGCATACAGGATGCCATCGACCATGTTATAGGCCAGTTCGGCGGACTTGAGGCTCGATGGAGCGCCGGCAGCGCCAGTGACGCGACGATTGATGCGTAGTGTAGTTGCCATTAGAAATTACCTCCATCGAGGATTGTTGGAATGAGAGCCGTGCCGGAAAGGCCGGTTTCGCCGCGAACGCCTTGCGGCCCGGGCGGGCCGCTGCTCACCAGCTTGATCGATTGCGAGGGTTGCGAACCGATTGTGAGTTTGGGAGCCAACTTGCCTTGAAGTTGAATTGTTTGACGGACAGTTCGAATCTGGATCACGGCTTGAACCCCGTGGCATCGATCGTGCCGCTTAGGAGAACTGTGTTGTCCGATCCCTGAGTTAGCAGGAGGACGTATTGGCGCGGCTTGGTTAGGCTCTGCGCGTGAAGTTCCGTGAAGTGGAGCAACCGGCCTTTGGCCTTGTTGGGATCGCGGTCGGGGACGAGGGTAAAGCCCTTGTCTACGATAAAGCGGAGGTCCGCTTGGCTGATGTCGATCTCTACGCCCTGGTCATCTACCCAACTCAAGGGGATATATTCGTCAGCAGCGCGATTGAGTGTGATGTTTCCCAAGGCGTCAATCATACGTCTATTTATTGACAGGGCAGTCATGGCAATGGCCGGGTTGCCCCGGCCATGCGTTAGAGTTCCAAGTACAAGTCGATGAGCGCTTGCCCAAGTAGCTGGGCGATTGGACAGTGCGGGTCTTTGCGTAACAGCGCCACTATGTCCTGGCGGTATGCGTCGATTTGCTCTTCCAGCGTTAGTTCAGCGGCCACGGCGTAGGTCCTCAACGATTACTTTGTACGCTTGGCTCTGCTGATTGTAAGCGGCCATCACGGCATCAAGCGCTTTAGTTGTATCGTCGATCACCCGTTTGATGGATTCGGGGATCGTAGGCTTTAGTGGCTTGATGTGCGCAACATTGGCTTCAATGCGGTTCATGCGCTCGATGAGGCTGCTGAACATCTGACGGGTTTCTTCTTCGAATGTCATTGGGAGTTTGCTCCTCTTGGTTTTAGTGGATCGTTGGACCGCCATCGCGTGGCTTGCCCCAGGTATCGAACAGCGTTGGTACGAGTGCCTGCGCTGGAGTTAGGCCGCGCTGTAGTCGCTGGCGCAGCGTCCTGGCGTTGATGTTCAGCAGCTTTGACCACTCGTATAGGCTGAGGGTCTGGTCATTGAGTGTGACTAGCGGACTGTCAAAAGTACGAGTCTTCTTGCCATCGTAGCAAAAGACGGTGTGAGTTTTTGAGCCCCATCCCAGGTCGATGATGCGGGGTTTGGTAGGACGGCGATTGCGCTGCTGGACTTTGCGTGAGGTCCAAGCGAGGTTGCCCGGTTCATAGCCTTTGGTGTTGTCCACTCGATCGAGCGTAAGGTCGGCGCTTGGCTTGCGTCCAACTGAGGCTAGGAAGTTCCAGAAGCCATCTGGGCCAAGGAAGGACTCATGTACTTGAAGTCCGCGACCCCCGTAGTCCTTGTACTGAGCGTTCTTGGAGTTGGAGCAACGGTGCCTTGCGTTGACCAGTGCGTCGTATTCGACTTTGAAATCCTTCTTGCGTAGTTTTGTCATTGGCTCCTCCACGGAGTAGTTTTCTGTTCTCCAATCTATTTATTCTCTGACTTACCGAGTTAAGTACGCACACAAGTAGCCAAGTGCGCGAAATGATAGATACGGGATGGAAACTTCATTCCGTGCCGGTCTTGGCCTCGTAAAGACATTCGAAGGCTGTAAACTTACTGCCTATCTTTGCCCCGCGGGCGTCCCAACTATCGGATACGGCAGGACGCGCGGCGTCAAACTCGGCCAGCAGATCACGCAAGTTCAAGCCGACACTTGGGTTGGGCAGGAGTATGATGAGTTCGAAGCGGCAGTTCGCAAGCTGTTGCGCGTGCCTGTGTCGGCCAACCAACTGGGCGCGCTTGTCAGCTTCGCATACAACTTGGGGTCGGGCGCTCTCGCGGGTTCTACGCTACTCAGGAAGCTCAACGCGGGCAACTACAAGGGTGCCGCTGCGCAGTTTGCGTCTTGGGACAAGGCACGCGTTAACGGGGTTCTGAGGGCATTGCCGGGGCTGACAAAGCGCCGTGCTGCTGAAGCTGCGCTGTTTCTCAAGTGAGCGGCTACCGCAATCCATTCGAAGCGCGTTGCGGTCGCGACCTGGGACCCGGCTTCGCCTACGAGGCGGTCAAGCTGTCGTATGTCCTCGAATGTACCTACCTGCCGGATTTTATCGATCAGCAAAGCAAGCGCATCGTTGAGGCCAAGGGTTTGTTTGATGCCGGGGATCGCCGCAAGATGCTGGCCGTCAAGCGTGCCTATCCGGAGTACACAATCGAAATGTGGTTCACCAACCCGGACAAGACGATCAGCAAAGCCAGTAAGACGACCTATCGTTCATGGTGCGAGAAGCATGGCTTCATCGTCAAACAAGGTCCGCGTAAATAGGTGTGATGACGCAACGCTTAACAAGGGCTGCTCAAGTCGCGTTATCCTTTCCGGGGCGTCGTTCTACAGTTGTGGAGCGGCGCTTTTCTACGAACGAAAATGGCAGAACTGCGTGGTGTCCCGATTTTGTTTGGTTAACGCTAAAATATTGCTTGCCAAGCCCCGAACATCGGCTAGAAGGGTCCTCGTCGTCACTAACGACAAACGACGCTTTGCCAGTGGGGCATCCGATCTGCGGATCGAGAGAGGGTTCGAGTCCCTGAGAATGTCTCCGAGAACGTCCACCGAGTTCCGTACGTCCGTGCTTATATAGCGCGGCGTGCCGTAGGCATGTCTGCTTGCGGGAGGTGGTTTCTTAGGAGATCATTTTCGTGTCCGACCTTACCCTCACTGCCACGCCAACCGCTCACCAGCCCACGGCTGTTGGCCTTGCCCAACCAGGCACGTTTGTCGATCCGGCTCTGAACACCGACGCATCTGTGCGTGCGCTGGTTTCGGCGCAGCAGACAACCTTTCAAAAGTCCCGAGGTAGTCATGCGCTCGCGTTGATGGTTGCGACAGCGTATATTGCGATCCGCAAAATCCTCGCGAATGCGACTGCCGACACTCAGGCAGCTATTCTGGACGAGCATGGCGTCCCGGCAGCTTCGAACGAAACGTCCGTATACACACCTTGGATCAAGGTTCAGTGGGGTGAGCATGATTTGAACGGTGCCACCTTCAAGGATGGCACCGGTACCAAGCGTGCGCTGTGGGTGCCCGATCGCAGCATGGAGATCTACCACCATACAATGGAGGCGCTGGCCGAGCGCGGAGTTGAGACTCAGGATGCCAAAGCGGTCGCGAAAATCATCATGGCGTCCAAGGGGTCGCTCGTTATGGCCAAGGAGCGGCAGCGATCTCTGAGCAAGGACCGCAGGGAAGCTGCATCAGCGATCTCCGAGCAAAAGTGCGCGGTTTTCCTCGAGGAAACTATGCGGGAAACCGTGTCGATCAACATCGATCTTCCTGACGATATGGGAGAATATGCGACCATCCTGGTACGTCATATCGCGGACACTATCGATTTCGAAGTGTTGGGCGTGGCGGACAAGAACGCCAATTCTGCGCTCGCCAAGCTGGCCAAGGAGCAGTTTAGCGATCTTATGCAGAGGAAAACGCTGCGTGAGCAGGCCGAGCGCAACGAGCGCGAGATTGAACGCCGACTAGCAGAGCAGAAGGAGCAATTGCTTGGCGGCATGACTCCGGACGCACGGAAGGCGATGATGTTGCGGGTCAGCAAAACGGCCAAAGCTGCTTTTGCCGAAACGCGGGCGGTCACCAAGCAGAGCGCAGCCTGAGACCACGTGGAGCGAGGAAACTCGCTCCATACTCTACGGAGGATACCATGACACTAAATGACGTGGAGCGCGCAGTCATCGCACGCGCCTTGGATGCGCTTGTCAAAGACCCGGCGCACAAACATAGCGCTGATCTCATACGGCGTATCGCGGGTGATGACGCCGCAGCACAAGTTGCCTTGCTGAAAGCCGATTTTGTCGCGGCCAATAGGGCAGCCAAACAAGACGGTGGGAGTTTGCTGTCGGCCAGCGCGGCTGACTATTGGCGGGAGGCTCAAGCTACGCTTAGTTATGGCGGGATGGTATTGGCCAACGCTTGGTACTCCTCAACGTCGTTACAACCGGCTTCCATCTCGCGCAGCTTGGAATCCAGGACAGCATGAAGGTGCGACTTCCAGGTGCTGACCTCGTGAAACTCCTGAACGATCGCCTGATAGCGCGGGTTGGACTTGGCATCAGTGACCTGCTTGGTCGTCAGCTTGATCTGCTGGCCGTCCCACCCAAACTCCTTCTTGCCTGGAATGCGGTTTTTGATGTTCTCGACAAATGTCTTGCTCTGCGCATCGCTGAGCGGAAGACCGTCGAGCAGAATTTTGATGTAGGCTTTGGTATGGCGAATCGTGTCGCTGTTGCTTTTCTGACTGCGATGGCTGTCCGCCGCGCCATCGAGCAACTGGATTGCCAGGGATAGCCAGCGAGGGCTCTGAACGCGCGGACGAACAGTAGTTGCGTTTGACGCATTGTCAGCAATAATATGAAGCATAGTAGTCTCCTAATCACAGAAGAACCCGCTTGTGCGGGTCCAGGACACAAGCGGGTCAAAGTTCTTCGCGATTAGAAGAGCATCAGGTATCCGCTGTCATGAGCGACAGCTTTTGGACCCTGCTGCTCACCGACTATTTATACGATCTGCCCTAAATCGGCGTCATTATAGAAATGCTCTGCAAGTGCGGGACCCACAAGTTCAGGCGTCGCAATCCTGCCCCTGTGAACCCCGCTACGGGGCCAGCGCGCATGAGGGATACGCAACTAGCCCCGATCCCGTTATGGCCCTGTACGACCCGCTAGTCGGGACTAGCGCACATTCTCACTGAGCCATGTGGTTAGCTGGTCCCGGTCTAACGCTGGGAAATTGCGCAGCAGCGGCGCAGCTTCAGCACGATCGGCAAAGTCGATTACCTCCTCGCAATCGTCGGTATAAGGGCTCACTTCCAAGCGGCCTGGGTAATGCCGCAATGAGTATCCGGCGTTGCGCTCGTCTTGGCACTGCTGACTGTACGCAAGTGTATAGGTACCACCTCCTATCGTGGACATGCTTACAATCTTGGTATCGGAGAACTTGTATGTCATGGACTTTCCTTTTTTTATGGCGGTAGGCTTTTGGTCTGCCTAGGATACTATTCCGGGAACGGTTTTTAGCTTTCGCCCCCGCAAGGCCTTCGTTGCCTTCTGATCGCCCGCAGCAATTTTTGCCGCACGAGCTGCTTTCCGTTTTTGGGCAGCTTCGCTCTTCGCGCTGCTAACGTGCACTTTACGCTCGCGGTTCTGGCGAGCCTCCTCGGCTAGTCGGCCCTTTTCGGTGTACTGTTGAAGGATGCCCCCGAGGCGTTGGACAATTACCGACCGATCCTGGCCGTCCGGCTCGACAAGGCTTGCCAGGACTCGAAGTTGAGCCTCGCCCAGCGGGTTTGGAACTGGTGCGGACCCTTTGAAGCCAACTTCCAAAAGCGGAAAGAAACAGTCGCGCGTATTATGCCAGCGGTCATCCCAGTTGTCGGGGTCGCCATCAATGTACGGCCTAAACTTGCCCTTCTCTGAGTCCGGCACGCGTCCGTCGAACGAAGCGAGAAGGTTCTCGCATTTGCGTGACAGCACGGTCTCCCTTCCGGGAGACGGGTTGATTGCCAGGATGTACGACGATATCAAGGCGTACGACTGGTAATCAATCAGTGAGCGGATTTACTGAATGGCTAAACTTAGTGAGCGTTTAGTAGTCAATCAGTAAGCGTTCAGTAAGATTCAGTAAGCGTTTAGTAGGCGTTCAGTGAGCGTTTAGTAAAAAATAGACCCTAGACCACTAGAGAATCTGCGGTTTTTGAACCCTCTACGCTACGTTACTTTACTTTACGATAAGAAACGATAGCGCGGCGCTCAGGCCGCTCCCTTACGTTCGCAAATGGCCTGGCTCCGCTCGTAAGCCTGGGCTTCGCCAACCCAGGACTTGACCGCCAGAGCTAGAGGCATTCGCCTCGCCTGGGCTCGCTCGCTCACCCAGGACGAGGAAAGAGAAGTTGGCAGGGAGTAGGCGCGGCGGCGGCGTAGAAAGATCGGAACAACCCGACAAGGAGCAACAAATGAAAAGCATGAACCGAAACGGCAAAACGTACTGGCTGGTGGACGTGTGGGAGTACGAAGACCTTAGCGAACGCATCCGATCCCTGGTCGGTGATCCGCGCATCAAGGACGGCGAACACGAATTCGTTGAACGAATGGCGCAGCAGAGCGCCAGTCCCAGTTTCAATATCAGCAACCCGCAAGCGGCGTGGCTCGACAAAATCCTTTATCGGTGCGGGAAGGCGACGATCTTTCCATAAACGATCACGGTGAAGCCCAGGGCGTTGCCATCCAACTGATCACGCCTATCTTCACCCCTCAACAAAAGGGAGACTGTCATGGGCGCGAGTTACGCACGCGAGAAGTTGAACAACGCCGTCTATTCGCTCGCGACGGGCACAGAAACGATCCAGCGGCGGCTTGTAGATGCGATGATTGCTATGAGTGCCGTCAGTGACCGCGACTTTGAGGGGGAGCGGCTTGAGCAATGGCAGAGCATTTTCCAGCGCGCCAGCGCCACAGAGACCGGCCCCTACGACGGCAGTTATCAGAACACGCTATTTCCGATGAACGACGATGATGCCGTTCAGTTAGCGCGGGATATTTGCGAGCTGAACGCCATGATGGATCTGGATGCTGAGTTTGAGGCTTAACCGGTTTTCACCTCGCGACCTTACAAACTAATTTGAACACGAAGCCCCGGTCCAGGATGTTGGACCGGGGCTTCGTCATGTCAGCGTTTCCGCTTGGGCTGCGTTATAGTCAGCAACTGCCGTAATACGTCCTCGATATCCGGGGGCAGTTCACCCGTCGATACAAAGGCTCGCAGAAGGATCCGCTGCGCGTCCGCTTTCGTCATAGATCGCCGGTATCACCGGTCAGAGGCCTTTGACCTTCCGCCATGCGGATGCGTTCTTTCATGCGCTTTAGATCGGCTTCAACGGCGTCCGCACGGGCATCCTGGCGGGCATTCTGGGTCCTGATGTCGGAAAGCTGCTGCGTGGCCGTTCCTTGCGTCTGCTGGAGGTCTGCAATGCTTTTTTGAAGCTGGTCCACGTTGGCGCTCATCTTCGTCACCGTCGTGTTGAGGCCGTTGACGCTCGATCCGACCCAGCCAAACACGCCAAGCATGATGACGCCGATCAATACGACGATACCTCCGACGATTAGCTTTGTGACCCCAGCGTCACCGTCTCGATCTACCGCAGGAGCGACGACAGCGACGGGCGCGGGTGTCGGGTTCATCACCGCCATCATCTGAATGATTTCGCTGAGCGTGACCGGCTTGTCGTTGTTCTGGTTATTGCCGCTCATCACGCGCCCTCCACGGGTACGGGGTCCTGGGGGCCATTTGCCACCTTTACCGGCTGAGGTTGATCCGGCTCGGTCGTGCGGGGCTTAAACGTGCCCAGGACGCCGACGAGGCCGGTTGTGAGGCCGCCAAAGCCCAACGCTTCCGCATATTTCCCGTAGAAGGCCAATACGGCGGCGATCGTCGCGAGGTAGCAGATCGCGGCGACCAGCACCGCAAACGCAACGAGGGTCTGACGCTCGCTCACTTACGCGTGGTCGACTTCTTGAGTACGACGACGGTTACGACTTCGCGAGCGATGCTGCGAACCAGTTCCGACTTGAGTAGCTTTTTGAGTCCAGTTAATTTCATGCGATCGTCCTCCAGAGAGGCCCCCAAGAGTGGCGTTCGCTACTATTTAACGTCAGACCGCCCGCTCACCCGTTGGACGTACTTTTCAACAGCTTGGAAGACGCGCTGCTGATCGTCACGGCTTGCTTGGTGTCGCTGTTGGTGATTGTCAGTCGGTAGTCCCGCGACAAGTCCCGATACGCCACTGCTGTGACAAGGTTTGAGAACACGGGATTTTGCGCCATCTCCGCCGTGTTCACTTCCGGTGGCAGTCCAGGAAAGAACATCTCAACTGGCTTACTGCCCGCGCCAAACGTGTATGCGCCCGCGCCAACGGCATCCAGATCGAACATGAAGGCATTGGCCGCAATGTAGTCGGGCACATCGGAGTAGGGTAGTGAACCCATCTTGCTAAAGTCGATGGTGCCGTAGGCGTCGGTGCGCTCGGGAAACACGGCCAGTCCCCAAATCAACATAGGACTTTTCAGCTTCTTGTTTCGAAGCGCGATCAAATGGTTGCGCTCCTGGACATCGAACTTGTTCGCAGGGCCGAGGTAGTTGTAAACGAAGTTCTCAATCAGATAGCTGTCACCGGGCTTATGAGGCGAAGGCAGATTGTTGGGGTTCATATTGGCAAAGTTCTGGTATCGGAAGTCGTTGCTGGGCCATACGAGTTCGTTGATATTGTCGCAGACGGCATCCTCGAAGATGAAGGCGTTGGCGCAGATGGGCAGTCCCCGCGAGTGCGCGTAGTCCACGATAACAATCTGCTGCGCACGAGTTACCTGATAGTCGAAACCGTACTCATCGAGAAAGATGCCATCGACGCCAATGTCATGCCACTGGTCGATGCCCTCAATCTTTTGCGCGATGGTTTGGCTAAAGCCCATTGGCACATAGCCGTAAACCTTCGTTCCCTTGGCTCGCACTCCCTTGATGATCTGGACGGTTGAGGCATACACCTCCTGCGTGGGATGCTGATAGGTGTCTCCGCAAACCCAGATATCGTACTTGCTGATGGCTGCGATAACGGCATCGACGTTGTACAAGCCGTTGAGCGCAATCGGGTAGCCGTAATAGACGAACAGGCTGGTGATGGTGTTTGGTTTTGCGAGCGTGCTGCGGAGCGTGTCAAAGCGGACGCGCTTCAACTTGCTGTTGTCCTCGCTATCGATCATCGCGACCTCATCCTGAACGGACGGCTTGTTTTTACTCGGCGCACCCTCGATGGCCTGGACGACATTCTCGCTGTTTCCGTCGCCACCCTTGGGGCCAGCGGGACCAGCGGGGCCAGCCGGTCCAACACCGATGCGCGTTAGATCGCTGGCGACCTTCAACACGCTGAGGGTCTGCTTGGTCAAATCCAGGTTGTTTGCTGCGATCGGCGCAACGACGTAGCTGCGCGCATTGGCAGTGGGGCCGTTGTAGGGCTCCAGGAGCGTGATGCTAGTTGGGCTATTGATCGACGCTACGGGATAGAAGCCGCCCGCGATGACAAGTGCCACTCCATCGTAAGATGGAATCCAGTTTGTGTTATTGCCCGTGACTGCCGTTGAGCCGGTAGTTACGTTGATCGTTCCTGCTGTTTCGAATATCGCCATCCACTATTTAAGCGGACACGTTATCTTCCAATCGCGAACCAGTCGAAGCCGTCCAGGTACTGGTCGTCCCGACGCGCGGCCTGTGTTGCGACAGAGGCACCGTACTGGCTGGGCTGACCGATGATCTGAATCCACAAGTCCCGTTCGTTGTTGAACGTGTTTAGGTACGGGGTCGCCTGGAAGCTCAAACAAATCGACGGGAAGGCGATTGGAAAGCTGACGTAGAACACCGCTTCGTTTCGGATGGTCTGACGATACCGACCCCACATCATGTACATTCCGCCGGGCAATGCCTGATATCCGCCAGCGGGATCTAGGAGTGACTGCTTGTTAATGAACTCGAAGTCGATGGCACCGGCTTTGATGTTATCGGCACGGACGTTGGGCATGTAGACGCCCTGAGCATCGGCCTGGAAGACCGGCATCGTTCCAGCGCCCGGTACATTGATTTGAAAAGCATCCGCGTTGAACACGACGGCGGATTTGCCGTTGCTAGAAGCCAGCCCCATACCGGCGACCGCAACGACGCCGTTGGCTTCGCTCTGTACCTTCAAAACATACTGGGCACCGATGCCGTCTACCTTGTTGGCGTAGGTAGTAAACGACTGCTCAAGAGACGCGCCGTTTACGTTATCCAATCGCGCTTTGAGGTTGAGTGTTTCCTGTGCGCGTGCCCCGTTGTTATCGACTTCCGCTTTGTCGATGCGCTGAACTGCTGCTTCCAGATTATAGATGTTGCCGCCGGGCTGAACCAAACCCGTGATGGAAGCAGACAGTGCGTCTGCGCGAAGTGCCTGCGCATAGTCGCCATCAATGACCGCCTGACGAGTATCCCGGATTGCGCCCTCGTAGGCGGTCTTCACGTCGCCAACTTCCTTTGTGATCCTGCCACCCAGCGTCGAGATATCTGCGGCAACGATGGCGTCGCCAGCCTGATAGAGCCGCTTCACGTCCTTGATCTGGGCATCACGGATGGTTGCCTCACCGGCCACGCCAGCCGCGATGCGGGCACTAAGTTCACTGATTTTCTCAATGCGGATTGTGCCGTCTTCGTTGAGGATCAGGGTTTCGAGATTGCGAACAGATCGCTCGTTGCGGTCGAACAGGTCTTTGCTAGTCGTGAGGCTTTGCGCGCCATAATCCAGCGTGACCTTGGCGATGTCGTCGATAGGCTTCTGAAGGAGCTGGGTTAGGCGGGCTGCGGTAAAATTGGCCGTTGTGGCATCGGCAGCGGCCTTGGCTGCGTCTGCTGCTACCTTGGCGGCATCTGCTGCCAGCTTCGCCGCTGCCGCATCCGCCGCCGCCTTGTCGGAGTTTGCCTGTGCGGCCTCCGCAGCCGTGCGCGTCTTGGTGTAAATGGCGTTGAGGAGGTCTTGGCGGCTCGTAAAGTAGCGGGTCCAGACGGCGTTGAACGCCGCACGGTCGATGGGCGTGTCCTGCGTGCTGTCGTTATACGCAGGGTTCAGGGCGTTGAGGTACGAGACCAGGGCGTCGTAGGCATCACTGTATGCCGTCCGTTCAACGGACAGGCTGAACTCCGCACCCTTGTTTAGCAATCCCATCCGCTCGGCGGTCGCGTTGGCAAACCGCAAAACCACATCTGCCTTCTCGCTGCGATCGAGAATGCCGTCTGCTTCGATGGCCGTGAGGCGAAGCTTGGCAGCTACGGTGTCAGCAGCAGCCTGATCGGCTGCGGTCTTGGCGTTTGCGGCATCAAGTGCGGCCTTGGCGGCGTCAGCTTTGGCTTGGTCAGTGTCGGACAGCAATTGGACGACAGGGCGACCGCCCACGTTCGTACCAACAGGGGCGCCAACGGTTGCGTTATCCTGTGGCTTATTGGGTCCTGTTGTCCCGTCCCAGGTCGCCGTAAAGCCCGAGCGACCAGCCAATGCGTTGAGCAGGTTTTGCTTGGCCAGCCAGTAATCCCGCCAGCGAGCATCGAAGGCGGCGCGATCAATCGGCGTATCAAGGGTGGTATTGGTGTAGCTGGGTGCCAGGCCCTCCAGGTAGCTTCTGAGATTGGCGAACGCGTCCGAGAGGATGGCGCGTTCAAACCGCACGTCCACATTGGTGCTCTGGTTCTGGAGACCCGTTTGCTGCGCGCTTTCGGCAGAAAAGGTCTGAACTAGCTGGACCTTTTCAGATCGATCCAAGATACCATCGTTAACAATTGCGTCTAGACGATCCTTGGCGACCTTGCTGTCGTCGCGTACCTGCTGCGCCAGTTCCAAGGCGGCAGCGGTTTGCGCAGCGGCGGCAATCTGCGCATCGCTGATCTGAGCAAGTGCGGGACTGACTTCGCCTTCGCTATGGACGTTCCAGCAGCGGCGGTATCCAACGCTCGCCTTGTAAACGGGTCCATTGGCGTTGAGTTCTTTGATGCTGCGTACAAGCGGGAACGTGCTGCGATCGTCGTTCAGGACGATCGCAGTTTGTGGCGCATAATAATCGCCTACCTGCCAAATGCCTGTGCCGTCTGCGTAGATGTAGCCACCGGCCTGGAACACCATGTTGCGAACAGTGTCCAACACCTCCGCTTGATCGGTGAGGTAGAGGCTCCAGTTGGTACCGGAGAAGATGGACAGGTTGCCAATATTGGCCGGTTGAATACCCGCAACGCCCAGCATGACGCGTGCGATGGTCGCCACGTCGGTATTGCCAACGACAACATCGGCGCTGATTTTTTCGCGAGGAGCGCCGCCGATACGAAACATGCCTTGCGCCAGGCAGGTAGCATACTCCGCTGGTAGGAGGGTTAGGGCCGCGAGTGTGTCATAGCTGGCAACGTCGCCCTTGAACTTGGCAGAGTCGAATGCCTGCGCGAACTCGTAAACGTAAGGAATGGCTGAAACGGGACCGTAGCCGTGAACTTGATAAATGTACTTCGCGCCATCAACGAGTACGGGGGCGACGGTTTCGCAGGTACCAAAGGCGCGGGGCTTGAGCGTGCCCTTCATGGAAACCATGCCGTCGGCACCACCAGTGCCGCCATAAGTCAGGTTCAGGAGAGGTACCGTTAGGCTGCTCTCGGGACCGAGGAGCGCGATAGTCGCTTTGTTACCAGTGCGGTCTAGGCTACTGACGTTGCCTTCAAACTGCTGGGTATAGCTGGCAAAAGGCTGACCTTCTTCACCAACGAAAATGCGAGCAGCCGCGCCGCTCCATTCGTATCCACCCCAAGTCTCGTTGCCAAAGTCCTTGTTCAACCAGAACTCCACGCTGCCCCAACTGGTGTCGATGGGGCTTAGAACGCCGTCTCGACCGAAGTTACGGCTTCGCGTGTGACGCTTTGTGATACAGGGGAGCCACGGGACGCCGTTAAGCTGTGTGGTGGCCGATCCCGATGCGGTACCGCAAAGGCGAACAGCAGTGGGAACGCCGTTCAGTAGCGGCGAGACTTCAAGTAGAATGGTCCTCATGCGTGTATTTACACGTTGGAGGAGTCGGACTTATCACACTTGGAGGATGTTCAAGTCCACTAGCAGCAGGTCACTACTCCGATAGCTACCCTTGGCGTTTGACGTTATCCGCCCCATGATCGCTTGGTTTTGGAGAAATGCCGGGTCTGTTTCGGGCACGAACAGAAAGTCGCGCGTCTTGCCAATTCCACGGAGGAACGGAACCCAAATAGTCCAGTAATCAGTTTCCTTTACGTTGCTGATAGTTGCTTTCCAACTATCCCGCACTCGGAACTCGTCAAAGACCGTCGAGCCCAAGATATCCTCAGACTGCGATTGATCCTCCAAGCCATGCTCGCAGCCAATATCCACGCCATCGCAAACCACTTTCTTGCCCACGACAAGCCGCTGAACCTCGACATATCCGACAGGATTGCCAGTGCTCGTAATATCGATGCGGACGAATGCGGGCGTAACCGCGCTGGCAAGCTGGATCAGTGTTGTCGCACCCCGATTGGGAGCCGTGCCCGACCAAGCGGAAACCGTTACATCGAATACCGGGCTGGTCATTGCCGCTGCGCTGCTACCGCGAACGCGCACGGTATCCGTGCTGCGGAGATTTGATCCCGCAAGAGCGATAAGGTCGATCGGTGCGCCCGACGTTGCTAGTGTTACGTACACCGTCGAAAGCCCGTTGGAGCGCCATACAACCCCTGGGAAGGGCGTAAGGGCGTTGGATGCGGGAGCAGTAGCCTGCTCGCTTGAGGCGTTCACGCTGAAGCTCTGCGGGGCGCATAGGACGGTTGCCATTAGCCGCGCACCTGGATGGTCGTTGTGTTCTTCTCGTAATCCTCAACGATCGAGAAGGCTTTAACCGTGTAATTGGCGAGGCGGCGGCTGTTGAGAATGAAAGCTGGGGGGCCACCCTGAATCGCGTTTGCGGGTAGGGTTCCCTCAAACTCGACTTCGAAGGCGCGAGGCTTCACGTTGTCAGTAAGGATGTTGTTGGCGATACGTGTAGCATTTGCCTGATCCAAGTTGGTATCCAGTGTGACTTCGCGGGCAGTAGCATTGCGCGCTTTCACTGCGGTGGCTACCACAGTGGCGCGTCGATACTCCTGCCTAACGAAAGCGGCGTGGTCGGTGTCAAATTGAGTTGGCATGTTTGTATTTAAGCCTCCCTTTAGTAAGCCACGGCCAAGCGACCGTTGTACGCGTACACTCCGTTACCGCTCTTGAGGTCACGGATGCTGTCGCGCATTTCGGTCATGATCTCGACTTGCTGAGCCGCGTAGTCATTGGCTACGCCCTGTAGGCTTGCCAGCGTATCGGTCTGCGCAGTGATGGCGCTTGTGGGGTCGGCAAGTGAGTTACCGCTTGCGGAGTTGATGGCGTTGGTAACAGCCGTGATTGCGCTGGTCGTGACATCGCGGACTTGTCCAACGATGTTCTGGTAGTCCGTGCTGTTGGTGCCATAGACCGACTGAGCGTTGGACATGATCTTGTCGATCAGCGAGCCATACTCGCCTTGATCGACCGTCTTGCCCGCTGCTAGATCACCCTGGTACTTTTTTAGCTGATCCATTTCCGCCGTAAGCTGAGTTAGGGCTGTGAAGCCACCAGCAGACCCGTTTAGGTCGTCCAGGATGGAACGGAAGTTGGCCGTCTGCTCCTTGAGCAACTGCTTCATCTTCTCCGTCTTGTATTGCTCCAGCTTGGCAACGTCGGTCGAGGTCGCGCCATACTTCTTCATCTGCGTGATGAGTTCGTTGACTGGGTCGATAACCTCGCGAACGCTAGCACCCATTGGGTCAAGCATACCATCAAGTTCGCTGTTGATATTCTTTACGGCGTTCATCAACGACACTGCGAACTCCGCGCCCGCGTCTTTGAGTGCGTTGCTGATAAAGTCAGCGATGCCCGTGATTGCGCCATCCTGGATTGCGTTCTGGATCGCGTATGCGATAGCTTCCTCTGCGCCATCCTTGCCAAAGTCGTGGAGGCCGTTCTGTGCTGCGCCCTTGAACTTGAGCTTGCCGCTGTAGGCATCGTCACGAACGCGCCACTTGCCGTCATACTGGCCGATGGCAACGGAGAAGCTACCAACTGCGCCACCCAGCTTGGCCGCGATGTCGGCAAGTCCAGCTTGTACGCTACCTGCTGCGCCGCTGGCATTGTCCTTCATGGACGACTTGTTGCCCGTGACGCTGACGCTCGATGCTGAACCACCAGTGATCGAAGCTGTACCGTACTTGGGCTTGTACAATATGCTGCTGATGAGACCGCCCACAGCGGATGCCGCTGCCGCAATCAAAGGGTTGCCCGTGAGTCCGCCGATAGCGCCGCCGATTTTTGCGCCAGTTTCGCTGCCCTTGAGGCCCAGTGCTTTTCCAAGCTGGCCGATCTTCTCGCCAATTTGAAGGCCAGCCATCGCACCACCGACAGCGGTGCCAATGCCCTTGAGCGCGCCGCCGCCTGCTGCTGGATCAAAGGACTTCTTCAAGTCGCCCAGGGGATTGCCCAAGTTCTTGAGACCCTTGCCCACGTCGAGCATGGAAGCGTTGCCGTTCTTGAACCCTTCGCCCAGCTTGCTGCTGAACGACGTAAACATCTGCGATAGACCGCTGGTGCCGTTTGCGTTGCCCTGAATGCTCTTAATGGCCTGACTAAAGCCATTAAGCACTTCACCCATAGCGCCACCGAACAAGTCGGCAAGTTCGCTGATACCGGCAGTCATGTCGTCAACAAACTTGTTGGCAACAGTGCGGGTGGCTTTGGTCATCCCAAGCGCGTGAGCGCGCTCAACGTCGGCGCTCAGTCGCTTCTGCGACTCCGCGTCCAATCCGCTAGCAGCAACAGCGGCTTTGGCGCTCGCATAGTTGGCATTCTCTTTGTTGATCGCGCCAATCTGTGCCGCGTAGCTGCCGTCGCCGGTATAGTTGGCAACTACCTCAAGCGGTCGGTTCCTAATCTCAACAGCGGCAGCATCGAACCCGGCGATGATGCTGTCAAAGATTGTCTTGGTTACGTTCTGGCCAAGTGCGTCCTTCAAGGCACCCTTTGCGTATGCCTCCACAACTGCGAGACGTTCCTTTTCAAGCTGCGCCATGTCAGTTTGCGAGGCAAAGGTAGTGCTGTATCGCTTGGCAATGTCGTTGGCCTGCTTGAGTAGTTCGTTGCGCTTCTCCTGCTGGACGTTGGTACGAACTACCGCCTCGTAGTTCTTCAACTCTGCCTGATAGGCGGCATCCTGGAGGTTCACGCCCGCGTTGAGAGCTGCCAGCTTCTTGCTATCTAGGGCATCCTGAACCGCTACCTCTTCATCAGATAGACTGATTGCCCGCTGTTGAAGAAGCAGGTTTTTGTTGGTGAGTTCGAAAGCGCTTTGCTTGAGGTCCGTGACAGCCTTGGCATTGGCAAGATCGATGACGGCAGTATCCACGCGCTGCTTCTCCGCAGCGGTTAGGTCCCGAGCCAGCAACTTGTGAAGTTCCTGCTCCTTGGTAATCTTCTGCTGCTCGATACCGAAGAGTTTTGCGGCATCAACCTCGTCGTTCAGCTTCTGCCAGAACTCCGTTTCCTGCTTGAGACGGCGGGCAGCATCGTCAGCGCCCTTGTCCTTTTTGCTATCGGGCTTGTCGGCAAATGGCTTGTCGGTGGCAACGGGCTTGGGAAGGAAACTTTCTTCCTTGCTGCCCTGCGCGGCAGCTAGAGCGGCCTGCGCCGCGCGAACGTCACCCATTGCGCGGTTACGTGCTGCGACGACCACTTCCTGACGAGGAGCCCACAGCTTATTCCAGCCGCGCTGTACCTGCGATCCGATAGCGCTAGCGCGTTCGCCGATGCTGGCATTGGGATCCGTTACGGTGCGCTGATCGCGAGCCTGTGCGCGACCAAAGCCACGGTCCGTGAGATCGTTGACCTCGCGGAAAGTACCCAGGCTTTTTGTAAGCTGGAGGCGAGCGGTCTGAACGGCAGCGGCCTTTGCTGCCGCTGCCATGTTCCAAAGCTGCTCCGCTGCCTTGCCAGCCTGTCCACCGAACGTGCTGACACCGCGCGCTGCCTGGAGGGATTGGACGTTGGTATTGCTGGCCTGAGATGCCGTATTGCCTGCTGCTGCGGCCAGTCGCTCGATCTCGGCGTTGGCGCTGCTGGAATTGCTGGCGAGGGTATAGATTCCATAGGCAGCGGCACCGATCGCGATACCAAGGGGGCCACCGAACATGCTGAGTAGGCCTGAGAAGCCTGCGCTCAATGTAGCCGTGCTAGCAGCAAGGACGCCCTGCGCCGCCGCCATCGAGGCAAAGCGCATTGCTGCCGTCGCCGCCAACGTGGTGATGGCCTGAACAGCCGCCGTACCCCAGATCGCCACCATGCGAAGAGACAGCGGAATGACTGCTACCTCGATAAGCGTAACGATGGTGCTGAGATTGTCGGCTAGGAATTTGAATGCGGGAGCCGCGAACGTGGAAGCCGTGCTGCCAAGCTTGACCAGCTCTGCGTTAGCCGATGCCGTGACACGCGCCCATTGCGCTGCTGGCGAGCCCTCCAGCATCTTGTCGACTGCCGCTTTAGTCGCACCGGCCTTGGTGGCCATGTGATCCATTGTTGTGGCAAACTCGTTGCCCTTGTTGGAGGTGAGGGCCAACGCGGGAACGAGCGCTTCAACGCCGCCAAGCAAAACAGCCATTTTGCTGGTGCTGCCGCCGGTCTTGTCGGCCATATCCTGTAGGACGCCACGAAGGCCCTTGGCCTGTAGCGCAGCCACGTTGAATTCCAGCCCCAGTCCCTTTGCTGCCTTCTTGGCTTCGTCGCTGGGCTTGGTGATCGCGGAGAGAATGGCTCGGACGCCGGTTACGCTCTCGCTGGTGTTAATGCCGCCTTTGGTGAGAACAGCCAGCGCACCGGCCACCTCATCGAAGCTCACGCCCATCGTTGCGGCCAACGGGGCTACCTTGCCGACTTCGCTGGAAAGCTTCTCGATCGTCGTCTTACCGTCGCGGACGCTGATGAACATGGCGTCGCTGGCAGCGGCAGCGGTCAGACCCTTGCCCGCGTAGCTGTTTAGGATGCTCGTTAGGCCGTCGGCAGCGACACCCACTTTGGTGATGCCGCCAACAGCTAGGCCATTGGACGCACTGAGGATGTCGAGGGCTTGCGATGCGCTGTCCGCGCCAGCCGAAATAATGTCGTAGGCTGCTTCAGCCTGATCGACCGGCATGCCGCCGAACGCGGCACTCTGCGCGAGAATGCCGTCGCTCAACTCCTTCATGTTGAACTTGCTGGTGTCTACGTTGGTGCTGATCTTGGCGAGAACGTCGGCGTATTTGTTCGCAGCGCTCGTGGCCTGGACCATTGCGCCAACGGCAACGGTAATGGCTGCGCCGGCGGCTGCGGCCTTGGTGCTGATGCCACCAAGACGGTCAGCCATCGTACCGAGAATTGGGTTCGTACCAGCGGCACGCTGGCGAATGTCATCGATCGATCGAGAGAGGAGGTTACCCTGTCCAGCGGCGCGACCCATGCCACCGGCTGCGCGGTTGATGCTGTTGTTGTAATTGTCGTTGGCCGCACGCCCGCTCGCAGCGGATCGAGTGAGACCGTTGAGTTCCTGATTGAGACGACGGACGTTGGCTTCACCACCGGACGTGTTTACATCAATACGAATGGTTGCCGTTGCGTCAGCCACGAAATACACCTCCAAAATTATAGTGTATTTACTCGTGGAAGGGGCTGACCTCTCAGCCAGCCGCCTTGTTTCTGTCTGCTATTTGCTTGAGGAAATAGTGATCCAGGCAACGGATCACATAGACGAAAATGTCTGTTTCAATCCTCGTCAGTTCATCTCGTCGCGCGTATGCTTCAATGATGCTTACGGGGATTGGTGCTGGTCCCATTGCGTAATGTCGTTCACTCGATAGCTCGTTGAAGGCATCATAATGGTATCGGTATTCCAGCTTGGGTGCGTTCGCGACTATCTTGGCGGCGTAAGGATTCCCCGTAGCCGCGTCAGCGATCAGGCTGGGTCCATCCCCGTTCGCCCAATCGCTGTAGCTGATTAGTTTCCCAATACTTCAGCCTTGTCCTCTGCCTGGAAGTTCAGCGGGTCCATGCTCTCGGCCAGTAGCTTGCCAAACACGAACTTGCCCTTTTCGTGGGAGAAGTAGGCCAGCGCAGCTTCCTTGCTAAAAGGCACTTCCTCGCCGCCCGACGTGATACCCGACCAGCCAAGCAGAACGGCTTCAACGAAAATCTCCCGAGCGATGCGCTCGTTCAGTTCGTTGTCGTCAGGCTTGAGGCGCAGGTCCTTCATGTGCTTGCGGCGAACACGCTCGGTGACGAGCTTAACGCGGCGGTTTTCTTGCGAGTACAGAGCGCAGGTAAACTTGCCCATCACACTGCCGTTCTCGGCATAAACATCAAACTCGCGGCCTTCGTCGGCTAGTTCAGCGTCGTAACGCTCTACAAAATCAAACTCGAACTGAGACATACTTGCGGTCCTCCTATTTCCTTGACCGCAACTATTTATTGATACGACTATGGCGTGAGACGGTTAGGTCTCACGCCATGCCAAGCTGCGGGTGAAATAGGAGGAGGACCGAGCAGCCTAACTCTGAGATTAAAGCTGGGTGATGACGACGTCCGAAGCTGCCGTGTTGTCGTAACCAGCAGTACCCGTGATCGTCACGTATGCCGAACCGTTGTTCTGCTCATCCTTGGGGATATCGAAGAACATAGTCGGGCAGGAGAACGACCAGCCCGCACCGGTTGTGCCGAGGTTGAAGCTGAACGCCTGTGCCAGACCGGTGAGGTTCTGGTCCAGCGCGAGGCTGTCCCTGTATGCCTTGATCGTTACCTTGATCTCACGCGCACCATTGTAGCCGAACGCTAGACCGGTGGTGCTGCCGAGGACGGGCGACTGGGTACGATCAGCAGTAATCTGGAAGCTGAGTTCCGAGAACGATACCGTCTGACCCGCGACGTTGATGCTGACGACATCGCTGCCCTCATACTCGCCCGGACCAACGTATGCGGTTGGTACAACTGCGAGAGCGTTGTCGGTGGCACCGACGATCTGATCGATACCCATCACGTCGAAATCGAAGTTCACAACGTCGTTGGCCTTGGCATCAATGGTTAGGCCCTTAACGACGCAACCGACATTGGTCTTGACCTGATCGCTGGCCAGCTTGTGGATGATCGAAAAGCTCTTGTCCGTGGTACCGGCCTTGAGAACCTTCGAAGCAAATGCGGAACGGAGCAAACCTTCCATGAGCATGTTGGGAACGACGCCGTAATAGCCGCGCATGTTCAGTGCGCCCGAAACAGCCCTCATACCACGCTGGCTACCGTTGCCTGCGTTGTTTGGACGCTTGGTGTTGCTCTTGATGGAAGTTGCTTCGGCGACCAGTAGGTTCTGGTCAGTGCTTAGTGGAAGTTCACTCATCGTGGCAGATGCCGTTGGCGTGGTGCCAAACACGGTTTCGGGAACAATCTTGTGAGTGATGTCTGCGGAAAATACTCGTGCCATCTGGCTCTCCTAATTAATTGGGTGAGCCGAAAGCTGGCCCCGCAGTATTTACGCGAGGCATCATGTTTTGAGCGGATTTCAGGGGCGGCGGTAGCTTTCCCAGAACACTTTACAGTTGAGCTGGTAGCAGTCATCCTGCCGGGGCTTGCTGGATTCCATCTTGTAAACTCGGAGGCAGTGATCCGGACTGCGCCAGCGGCGGAATAGCGCAAGGAACTGGTCGCGCAACGCATCCGCGTCGTCGGTCCATGTTTCCTTTGGCGCGATAATCTGGAACACAGCCGTGCCAAGCTGGTGGTGCGTATTGTCCGATTGTACGAGTTCGCTCGAACCGGGCTCGATAAACCATCGGCAGTAAATGCGCGTGCTATCCACTGCCTCGTCAGGCTGGTTCTCAACGAGAACCTGAAACTGCTCCACATCTATGTTGGCAGAAAAGCGCTCATTTAGCGCAGCTTCGTCTAGTGCCAGCATTAGTTGCCTCCCAACTTTGTTGCGGCTTCCACCACGTTGTCCAACCAACCCCGCGGTGCTTGCTTGGAGTGACCTTCAAGCAAGTATGGTCCATACGGAGTTGTGTTGGTGATGCTGCCGCTTGCGAACGGCTTTTCGGGCACGTTGACTTCCCAGTGTCCGCGAAACTCATTGGTATCAACAGGTGAGCCCTCGACTGCGCCACGATGTACATCCAGGACGATTTTACTTTTTACTTCCTGAACCTTGTCCTCCATGACTTTGTCGATAAGGCCGCGCTTGTTGAGGAGGTCGCTTAGATCGATCATCAGGATACCTCGGCTTCAAAGTAGATTGCTTGGCCTTGCGGTGCGATCTTCGTGACCTTGCCAATGCGGTAGATGCTGTCGCCGATGGTAAGGGTGTCGCCTGAAACGGGCTCAACCAGCATGATCGCGACGGACTGCGCGGTGCGTTGCCCCTCGTTGTTGCCAGCCGTCTCGGGATCGACAATCACAGCTCTGGTGTTGATCGTTTCCACCGCTTCTTTGGTGCGCGATGCCTTGTTGAACTTCTGCGCAGCCAGGGGCGCGTCCGCGATGCCCGATCGCGTGACCGTCGCGGACGTGCCGAACTCGTCTAGCAACTCCCGCGCCGCCGGGAGGAATTCGTCGCGGGCGTTCATAGGAACAGGATGCCGCTGTAGATACCACCGCCGCCCGCTCCCGCGCGTACCAGCAACGGTGCGAGCATTTCGGTAATCCGAGGATAGGGGTCGTTGGACGCTTCAAAATACTCGGCAATCGTCTTGAGGTTGCCTAGCTGTTTCTCTGTGCGCTTGACGGCTGGTGCGCTTCGCAACGCCGGGGCGGGATTGTCCAGGAGGTCTATGGCGATGAGCAGCGTTGCGAGGTTCACCGTGTCTTGCTCGGGCGGGGTGAGCGTTGGTCGCAACCTATAGGTGCGAATATAATCAGACGCGTTGACGAGCGCTTGCGCGCGATCGTCGCCGGTCCAATCCGTGAAGCCGCGCACGGCGGCCATGCTGTCTGCTAGTTCCAAGTCCATGTGACTATTTATTGACGACGAACCCCGGCGCATTGCTGCGCCGGGGTGTCAGTTGCCGAAGGCAAACCGGGATTAAGCGGTTGGCTTTGGCTTTAGGATTACCAGAGGAACCTTCTTGGAGTCGGTTGCCAGCGTGTAAGCACCAGCCTTGTTCAAGTCCGCAAAGGTAGGACCGCCCTTGCTGGTGAACGAACCCGTGAAGTCGAAGCCCATTGGGTGGATGATCTGCTTCCAGCGGAACCAGACAGTATCCTGACCCGAACCGTGACCTGCGCTCTCGTCGCTTTCGACGGCAACTGGCTTACGGCTCTGAGGAGCAACGCTGTAGTGGAACAGACCTGCGCCCATGCCAACGATACGGTCGCCAAAGCGGTCGTCCTTGATTACGTCGAGATCGGCAATCTGAGGAATGCGGATGACCTGTTCGCTACCAGCACGGTAGGTGATGAGGTTGGCAAGCTGAAGGGTCAGATAGTTAGCCGAGGACATGCCGATTGCCGTCACGACGCCTGCGTTGTCACCCTTTGCTGCCTGAACCGCCTTGAGAAGCTGGGCAACGTCAAACGAGCCGTCCATCGTCTTGATAAGCTTCTTGGTCTCCGCGTCGGTGGACTTGGTGATACCATCCAGCACTGCGAAGAACAGGTTCACTTCATCGGTGTTGCGGTAGTTGGCGATACGCGAGCTAAGTGCTGCGATCGGGTCCATACCAGCGAAGTCCTGAACCAAGTTCATGCCCGAGACGCCGACGTTGCGGTGGTTGCGAACTGCGCCCCACAGCTTTGTGTCCATCTTCAGTGGAACGGCGTGGTCGGTTGGGTCGTCGTTGGAGACGTTGCTCTCGACGTACTGTAGGTCGTTCCAAGCTTCCACTTCTGTGCGGATGCCAGCGCCGTCGTTGAGCGTTGCTGCGATAGCTGGGCTGCTGGTCATCACGCCAGCGGTGCGGAAAGGATTGGTTCCTGCGTTGTACGCTTCATCGATAGCGCCCCAGACAAGGCTAGGGTTTAGCTTCTTGAAGTCGTCCAACGTAAGAACGTGGGCGCGATCATATGCCATAAATTAATTTCTCCACTTGTGGTACCATCCGGTCCGTAAGTGGAGCCGGGCGACGCATCCGTGGTCGCCCAGTATTTATATGGCCCGCTCTACTTGCCCCCTTAAACTGAGGTTTTGAGGTTTGGCCTACCCACCGCATCTGCGATTGCGTTTGCTTCTGCTGGATTCTTCAACTGAATCTTGGCAAACTCTGTGAAGTTGAAGTTATCTTTGGTCATGCGCGGAGCTTTCGTGCCGTCATGGCCTGTGGCTGCGCCACCGCCATTGTCGGGAGCGCGGACGTATCCATGTCCTTCGCCCTTGTTGCCAAAGTAGGTCTTGGCGAAGTCATCGACGCTCTTGCCGTCAATCAGGGGCTCGCCGTCATCGTTGAACTGGACATCGCCGCGCAGTGCTTTGCTGAGAATGGGGGTGTGCTTGGCGTCCACGTTCGCGCCGTTCAGGGCTTTGAGAATGAGAGTGTCAGCACGCTCGTTGCGGCGAGTGGTTTCCAACTTGTCCGCACGTTCCTTTTCCGCCGTGAGTGCCTTTTCGGCGTCAACTGCCCGCTTGTTTGCCTTGTCCAGATCGGACAGAGTTGCGGAGTTAGCGGTTTCGATTGCGGCTTCTGCTGCCTCTGCGCGCGTGAGTGCGTCGCGCTTTTCCTTGACCAGCTTGTCCTTGTTGGAATTGACAGCGGTCAGTTCGCCGGAAAGTCGTGCGACTTCGGCGGTTAGTTCTTCTAGGGTCATGTTTTTCTCCAGTGGCCGACTGGGCCATCAGGGAAGCAGGACTGCCGCTTCCGGCAGTATTTATTGGAGTATGTCTCCATGAACCTTTTTTAGTTCGTCCAAGGTAAGGACCGTGCCGTCACCGCTGATGAAGTCTCGCAAGTCAAGTTTGCCAGTTCGGAACAACTCTGCGCGTGTCTTACCCAGTACCTTGTCCTGAGTTGCGCCGTCCTTGCCACGTAGCCAATCGCTAAACTTGCTACCTCCGGCTACCTGTCCATCCATACTCGCGCGCTTGGCTTCTGGTAGCTCGTCGGCATCAATTCCAAGTTCGCGGAACGACTTCGTGACGGCCACGCTGATTGAGCGGCAGCGCAAATGGCGTGGCGGTATAGGGCCTTGTCCGATGGGATGAACACTGCCGTCCAAGCCCGCACAGGTGTGAGTGGTTCGAATGTCCAGGGTGGCTAGAAACTGCCATCCCTTCACGACATTGCTTGATGCCTTCCACGTTTCCTGCGCCGTCACGTTGGAGACATGATTGACGGCAGTGCGAACGATGGACTGAGCGCTGCGTCGGCTGATATTTAGAACGCCGTCGCTGTACCGCGCCGCTTTGCTTCCACGAATGCGGCGCACGATTTGATCGGTTGTCTCACCAGCCCTCATGCCTTCGCGGACCGCTGCGCTCATGCGCTTGACGCGACCGGCTTCCATATCGCTCAGGTATTCAGAGAGGATGCGACCCTCGAAAGGCTCACTGGAGACGATTGCGCTCAACCGCTTGGCCGAGGGGCCAGCGATTGCCACGTCCACGGGAACAGCCGTCGCAAGGCTCTGACGTTGGAACGAGGCTTCATTGCCTCCAAACTGCTCCAGCTCGTCCACAAGGGCGATTGAGAGATCGGCATACGCGGCGGTGTTGAGGTCGCCCACCTGACTGAGCAGCGTTTCCAGCCGCTTCCTAGCTGCTGCGCTCATGCCGACGCCGCGCTCCTCGATCTGCGCGAGGCCAGCCGCGAGTTTTTCGACGATCGCGGCGTCGCCACGATTGAGCAAGCGCACCATGCGATCCGCAAGGTAAGTGCCGTATTGGTTGAGCGCGAGGGCGTGACGGATTGCGCGGTCACGCAGGACGCTGTTGACGTTCTGCGCCACGGCTTAAATCTCGGCAGTAGGACGGTCGATATTGTCCTGATCGATACGAGCGCGCTCCTCGTCGGGTAGGAGGCTGGCGTTGACTACGCCCTTGTCCCTGCGTTCCAGGAACCATGTATCCCAGGACGTTACACCCGCCTGGAGTTCCGCCAGCGCGACCGTGCGCTCCTGTGCGGTCATACCACCCATCTTGTAATCGGTATTGAGGGTGAAAACCGCCTTGCTGCCGTCCATCCACCAGGAACACCAAGAGAGGGCATCGCTGATGCGACGTGCGTAAACCAGCGCTAGGCTCGCAACTGCGCTATCCTCACCAGCACCGCGCCGAGCCGACTGGGTATCGCTTTCTGGCGCTTTGTTTCGCTCGCTGGCAATGAGGTTGCCACCCACTTTGGCCATCTGCTCTTGGAAGTCGTCTCGCGTCTTCATGAGGCCATCCATTGTGTGGCCCTCTGGTTCCAGAAAGCCCCACTTGGCGGTTGGCTCTTCCAAAACTACGACACCACCGGCACCGATGTAGAGGTTGGGTGGAATGTCCTGGCCGTCATCATCCTTCTGTAGCTTGATGCCCGAGAACACGGGGACAACGCCGCTGGCGAACATCTGGATATTCGCGATACGAGCGCTGACTTTATAGTGATCCAAGTTGAGTTCGGCGAGGTCTTTGAGTTCGCTATCCTGTGGCCAGGACTTAGTGTTGTCGCTGACGACCGTAAACGGGATGGAGGTCAGCCTCTGGCCGTCCTTGCGAGGTTCCCGAACTTCCGTGATCTCGAAGCCAAGACCGTCTTTCTTCTCCCACACGCGCTGTACGTAAATGCCATTGACCATCACGAGTTCAAGAATGCGGTCTTCACGTTCGCGCAGTACCACGCGCTCGAAGGTACGGAGAGGTCCCTTGATCCCGTAATCAATCCATAGAATGCTCTCGAGGGGGAAGAGGTGAATGAAAGGACGGTAGTTGAGGCGAAGCGCATTCGCAGCGTTGAGGCTTACACCGTCTGGTGCCTCGGGGTGGTCAGCTAGTAGGCCGGTGAAGTTGGTTTGGAAGGTCTCCCAGATGACCTCTTCCGCTAGATCACGAACGCTGTCTGCGTTGCGCGTGATCACATCCTTGATGGGCTCCAACACGGGCGCGTTCAGCACCACATTCTTGGCCGTCATTAGTCCTCGCTTGGCTTGCGCAGTACGGGACGTGGCGGGGAAGAAGCTGGTGTACTGAAGCAGCCGATCGTACTCCTCGACAGGTTGCGCAGTACGACTGAACGGAAGGTACTCCGTTCGCTTGCGCTTGATCGTGCGGGCACCTGCCATCACGTCACGAATGAGTTGAACGTCCGCGTGCTTGACAGCGAGCTTGGGGTGAATGTCTTCGATATTAGGCATCCACTATTTATTGGACGCCCTTACCAGAGGTTCGTTGCGATCTTGAACATCTTGCCCGTGTTGGGTTGATCGCCGTTCAAGTCCAGGATGGCCGTGATGGCATAAACGAGTGCGTCAACGCGGTCGGGCGAACTACCCTTGCGATCCACCACAGCTTCGAAGTCGAACATCTGCTGTTCCAGCGTCTTCAACTTGTCCGTTTCGTTGCCATCATGGATAACCCGGCCTTTGGTGTACTGAATGGAAACTGGCTCGGCGCGGCTGACTTTGCCCTTGCTGGCATGGACTGCCACGCAGGGCAGGTTGCGCCGAATACCCTGTAGGGTACTCTCGACCATGAGACCGCCCTGGTTCTTTTCATAAACGATGCTGTCGGCTTCCCAGTCGTCGTAAGCCTGAACCGTGGCTGCCGCCCACACATCTGGAACGCCACGAACGCTGTAATCGGCCAGCACGACCGCCCGACCATCCTTAAGCCTGCCCGCGACGACGATACCGGCTTCATCGCTTTTGTCGTGCCCCGTGGTCGTGGGGTCGAGTGCCACGACGATGCGGACAATCTCGTTGCGGTCGATGATCTCGCGCTTGATCTTGTTGGGGTGGAAGAGGGCGTTGGGATTATCGTCACGCCACTCTCCGAGAATGAACGTGCTCATCGCTCCCGGCATACCGTCGAAGCTGTCGTACAAACCCTCCAGGTAGCCAGCAGCTTGGTTCTCCAAGTTGCCCTCGGGGTCCATTTTGATTTCACGCCAGCGATCGGGCCGCTTGTGGGGAAGTCCGCTGGCAGGATTTTTTAGAAACTTGAATGCCAGCGCATCCCAGTCGCTGTTGAGTTGCGGGTTACAATCAAAGAGCAACTTGGGCTTGATCATCAGCGGCTTGCCGTCACGGAGGACTGGCGAACCGTCTTCATTCAGCATGGGTGTGGAGTGGTTGAGCGAGGACTCCAGAACGGTGATACTTTCGTAATCCCGTACCTCGTTACATTCGTTGAGCCAGATCGTTGCGAACTCGCTGCCTCGCAAACGTGATGTACGGTTTTCATCCAGGCCGCGAAAGTAGATCACACTGCCATTGTGGAAGGTGATCGTGCTGTCCTGCTTGTTGATCGTTACATCATCGCGCTCAAGGTATCCCGGCCATGCCAAGTCCATGACTTCGATGAACGTGCCCTGGAACAGCAACTGGCGGCAGGTATTGAGCGTGTTGCGGAATACGCCGTGCTTGCTGCGCGGGTACATCAGGGCGCGACCCGCGACCGCGAAGGACCATGCTACACTCTTGCCGCTACGGCGACCGCCACGCGCCAGAAAGCGATCCGCTCCACTTGTCTTGAGCAAGTCGATGGCTTGAAGTTGACTGGCGGTAGGCTTGAAATTGTTTAGCTGTTTCACCCAGTAATTAGCTGGATGAGCAGTAGCCGGTTGATGACAGCGCGGTTTAAGGCTCTAATGAGCGCTGAAATTGAACAGGGGGAAGATGATGATCAAGTCGGCATTGGTGGCGCTAATTGTGTTGGCCAGCCCGCTAAGTGCGGCTGAAAAGAAGGCTCCACCGCCGGCTCCTGCGCAGGAGCCCGATTGGTCGGCAGTGAGAAAGCAGGCGGAAGCCCTGCTAACGCGGGACCTTTTTGATCCACAGGCAGCGCAGATTACGTGGCGCGGGGGCTGGCGTTGGGGTCACGTCAAGACTTTCCAGCTATGGAGCAAGCGCGAGTACGGCTGGTTGGGCTGCGTTGGCCTGAACAGCAAAAACCGTTTGGGCGGCTATGTGGGGATTGAAGAGAAGTTCGTCCTGCTCAAGCCGGACGGTTCGATGAAAACCGATGCCGTGATTGGCTATACCAGCGAATGCGATGACGGATCGCCGCCTGTCCCCATTCAAGCGGCGTTCGCGACCCCAACAAATGGTGGCGTCGGCACGGCGGCGGCGCCGTCGATGGCGGACGAGTTGGCCAAGCTGGCAGACTTGAAGACCAAAGGTATCCTCACCGACGAGGAATTTGCGGCTCAGAAAGCCAAGGTGCTGGCGCGCTGATGTCCGTCCAACGCCTCCGAGATATCGTCAACGCTGCCGTTCCCGCGCTGTTTGCCCAGATTCAGGGCGGGCGCGTGGTTTGTGAAAGCGAGGCCTCACTTCAATTACATCTTGGTCGAGTAATCACGACGGTCGCGGACCTTGCGGCCGTTACACCGCTCGAGGCATTCTCCATCGAGTTGGAAAAGCCGTTGCGGGGTGATCGGGAGAAGCGGGGCGAAATCGACATATGGTTTCGCCTTACGGACGATGCCGGGATAGCTTGGCGCTGCGCAATGGAGCTAAAGTTCTTTAAACGCGCCAACCACCGCGAGCCCAACAATCGATATGACGTGTTCAAAGACATGCTGCGTTTAGAAGGGTGTAAGGATGTCGCTGATATCGGGTACATGCTCGTCGCAACCGATCACACTCATTACATCGATAAAGCTGTCTATGCTCTCGATACACAAGATTTCGACTTTAGGGATGGTCGAACATACAAAGGCGGTACGGAGTTGGTTTATCGGAAGGCGACGCCGTATGGTGATCCAATCACGTTAAAGCGCGATTACAGGTTCGAATGGGCCGTTGGTACGAACAACCTACGCTATATGTTGCTGGAGGTCAGAGTCGATGACTGACGAACCGGAAGAGCGCGATTTCGCGGAAATGGAAGATGATTATTATGGCGCGCATGACGAAGCGCCAAGGTATGAGGACGCCTCGTTACTAGACGGATCGGAACTGGCTCACGCCTTGATTGGGCTGACGTTGTTCGATGACACATACCTGCGGCTCCAGGCTTTCAATCTGGCAATGGTTGACGTGTTCTTGAACCAGTTGGAGCGCGTCGTTGCGCGCAAGCTGTTTGATGAGGAGCGCACTCCTGCCGAGGCGGCATTCCTCAATGCGCAATCACAGATGTGGATATTCGCGGCATACGAGGCGATGCGGACATGGAGGCAGCGTGCCAACGACGTGATGAAATGGCACCGATGCGGAGGGCTACAGCAAAAGCTGGACTCGCTGGAGAAGGGCGACAACGCGACCCATCATGGGCAACAGCGCCGTGCTTCGATGATCCGGGACGTTCTGGCCGACCCTTCGGTGATCGGACGGCTCGACGATGATCTCAAGCGAACGTATTTTACGTTCACCCGCATGGAATATCTGAGGGTGTCGTTGGCCAAGCATGAGGTCAGCGGCAAAGCTAAAATATCCGCACTGTCACCGGGCTACGGCAGAATAAACTATTGGTGCGGCTCGTTGGACTACGAACTGGACAACGGCATCTACAGCATGGGGTTTGTCAGCCGTCGTGACATTGCGGATAGCCTGAGAGCCATCCCCAGCATGGAGGTGCCCACGGAGGAGGATCTGGAATCCTTTGCGGATTATATGAAGGGGCCGGGGCTAGACGTTGGAAACAGGTAGGCGTGTTTCGTCAGGGCGAAGTGGTCAGCGGTTTGGCATCTGAAGGCCGAGCGCCTGTTCGATCTGCGCTTGGGTGTGGGTACCAGATTGCTTGATGCCAAAAGCAACGATCAAGAGGGGCAGGGGGCCAGGCGCTTTGGCTAGAGCAGGAAAGTTGGCTTTTAACCCGTCCTCGAACGGTACGAAGAACGAGCCAATGCGATCCACTAGCGGCACGTCCGCCCGCATGGGCCGTGCGCGGCAGAAGTGAAGCCATCGGTCAGCCGCGAAGTCGATCGCATCGTCCATGACCGCAATCGCTGCGTCTGCGGGAGACGGCTTTTTCTTGAAAGGCCACATACGCGTTAGGCTAGTTATCTGAAACTAGCCTGTCCACTTCGAAACCACCGCCTTAGTTATGAAAACGAAGGTGGCTTGACCGGCCCCTTCTGGGTGTTGATTGCTCTAGCTTTGGCAATTAGTTCGGCGGTGGTCGTATCATATAAGTTGACGAGAGCGTGCTCGATAAAGTCAAAGGCGTCGAATACGTCGGTGCGTGTAAGGCCACCAGCGTGGCTACCTGAGTTGCCCAGCCACTTGATAGCAAGCAAGATCTCGGCGTTTGTTGGATCGGTGAGTTTGAACTCCTCGATGCGACTGTGAAGGCTTTTGAATGCTGGAGCGACAGCCTTCGTAACGCCTTGCTCGTCCATCAAATGCTCGACTGCTTGCCGTATCTGGTTGGCAGCACCTTCGGCACTTTGCCACAATAGCCCTGCGGCCTCTCGCAAGGCTCCTGTTACCAATGCTGGCGTTTCTTCTGGTGGCCTGATGGGCAAGGGGGCGGGTGACAGGCTTCGTGGCCTAAACCGATCCCCATATCCCTGTGTTAGCTGCCCATCTTCGTCGTAGTCGTGATATTCAAAGACGTACACGTCGCCTAAGACGGCCACAATCTCGCCGCAGTTGGCAAAGTCACAAGTAAGGAGGCCTGCGAACCGAGCCTCTGAGTCTTCTGGTTCCCAAGATGGGTCCTGCTCGCGAGCTGCTTTGCTGGGCCCAGTGTCGGCGTTCAATATCGATCCTTTGCTGCTTTTGAGATGTCCCTTGCCGCAAGTTGGGCACGGCCACTCAGGCAGAGTGACGAAGGTCATGGCGTAAAGCGAGCGATCAACTGTCATGCGGACACGATACCTGGATTTTGATACTGTTGAAGGAAAATCTGGACCAAACTGGATCCTGAAATGGTAAAAATCCATTTCTAGCCCCACACCCACCCTCCACAGGGGCGAGGGTATATACCCCCTGGGTCTGGGCAGGGTCATGCCGCCCCGCAGACGCCCACACAGGGTCAAAGCACCCCATCAGCATACCTGCTGCTCCTGCGCCAATGAGACGTCGTGATGAGCCCCATTGAGTGGTCGTACATCTGTGGCAGCGGCTTTACGCATTGAAGCAACGGGCAATGCTTCAAGGTGTAAAGATGAACTTCGTCGCATACTATCGGGTCAGCACTGCCAAACAGGGAGCAAGTGGCCTGGGATTAGAAGCCCAGCAGTGCGCCGTGCTGCGCTACCTCGCTGGTGTCGAGCCAATCGCATCGTACACAGAAGTGGAGAGCGGCAAGCGCAACGATCGCCAGCAGCTACAAGCGGCTTTGGCATACTCCAAGCTAACCGGGGCCACACTCGTCGTTGCCAAGCTGGACCGACTTAGCCGCAACGCGGCCTTCCTCAATACGCTTATGGATAGCGGACAATCCGTTGTGTTCGCGGACATGCCGCACGCCGATCGACTAACAGTAGGGATGATGGCGCAGTTGGCGCAGTGGGAGAGGGAGGTCATCAGCAAGCGCACCAAAGAAGCTCTCACAGCAGCCCGAGCCCGTGGACGCATCCTTGGGGGTGATCGGGGCAACTTGCCCGCAGTGAGCGCCGTTGGGCGTCAGAGAAGCATGGCAGTACGTGGGGCGAGGGCGGTGGACCGGCGCGCTGCGCTAATGCCTCATGTGGAAGCTGCGCGAGTAGCCGGGGCATCAACACTCCAGGCAATAGCCGACTACCTCAACGCCCTCCACATAACGACAGCACGGGGCGGCACTTGGTATCCAGCAAGTATCGCTCGCTTGCTCAAATAGTAGGATCGCTGCCATCGGTTAGCTGTCCATCTACGACGTTGGAGAAGAACCAGTCTGGCATTACGGGCGTTTGTACTCGCAATGTCTGTTCCACTTGCGTCTTGTCGCGGAACCTCTTGTTGAGTTTACCCAAGCGCCAACGGATATGACCGGCCCTCGCTTCATCGCGGCGGAAGTCCCCCGTACTCGTTGGGCCACCAGCCAGCATATCGTCCACGATGTCATCCAGAACACGGGCATGCCATTCGTAAGCGTCGTTGATGGCTTCAAGCAATGAGGGGTCACCCTTACACCATGCCTGTATGGTGCTGTAGCCGGGCATGTGGTCGTCCTGGCATACCGCGACCATCGTTTCCCCGCTGGCGATCCGCTGTAACAATTCCTCTTCGATCTGGGCGTTGCGCTTTGTGGGCTGGCCGGGGCGGCTGCGTGTCACACTGGCGATGAGGTTCGTTACCTTGGGCGCTAGAGCAACCTGTGCCTGATTAGGGTTGGTTTTCGCAGGGGTGCCCGTAGCCGCTTTTGGCGGCATAATAACGCTGGAAAGCGTGGATACGGTCTGAGTTGTCTGTGTTTTCTTGGCCATGCCTATATTTAATCGGTAAGGTCGCAAGCGGTGGGCACAAAGGGGCAAGCATGAAAATCGTCTGGAAAGCGTTGTTGTGGTCCATCCCAGTCGTGATTTCCATATTCGCATTAGTCGTGGCAACCAGTTACCCTACCGCTCAAGCCAACACTGAGAGCTGGTCGCCCTTCTTTGCCGCCATCCCCGTCGGCCTTGGTAACTTCCTCAGCAAGCGGCTCGTGCTATTCCTTCTAACCGCCGTGGTGTTTGGGTTCCTGAGCTATCGCATTACCCGATGGACATTCGAACGTCGCATTGCTGCTGCGTATCAACGGGGACTCGACGAAGCCAAGCCCAGCGAAAGCATACTGGGTTCCGTCATCGAAAATGCGCAGCCCTCGGAGCGTAAGAGCCTCAACCCTCCCTCCATTGATCAGTTGGCCTATGCCATTCGTCAGACCGTTGATGCGTTAGTAGAGCCCGGCATACTGGATAATGATACCGTCTCGGCCAACATGATCCTGGTCAAAGCCGAGCATCCTGTTTGGCACATCCTTTCCAACTACAATGTGCGCAAAAGCTTTATCAGTGTAGTTGAAAAGGCGCACGAGGCACGTGAGCTGGCTGGAAACTCAGCCGTGCCACTTATAGGTGACTACAAGCCCGCTGTTCGGGAGCATCATGTGGCATCGCTGAAAAACTGCTCCAATAAACTTCTGGAACTGCTCTATAGCCCAGATAGCATTATGAAAATGCGCCGGGTCGTGTGATATCGATAAGCGGAGGGCAAGTCCCTCCGTCTGGTATCTGCCGCCAGCTTTTCCTTCTGACCAAACTCGGAGTGCGCTCAGTTGATCACCGATGTCTTCTACCGCCGCTATCCAAACCTCCAAGTTATTGGCATTGTGGATCAGCGAGTACGCGCTTTTGTCTTTCAAGCGTTCCGGCTGATCACGCATGATCTTTGGTTAAACGGGGAGGGTGCCATTCGTTATGAAGAGCGTAACAAAGCTCTACAGGCAGCGCATGATCGGCTCGCTCTCGAACTTGGCACCAACGAACTGGTCAAGCGTCACTTTGCCATCCGCAACGTACCTGGACGCACTGTTGGTTCCAAAGCGTGGGATACCGTCTACACCGAGTTTATGAATATCCATCCAAGTCAGCAGCAAGGCCCTAATAACTGGCTAGCGGAGCGTCTTTCTCTGGTTGAACAGGTGCTTGCGTCCTTTGCCGACTTCAAGCGGGACTATGACGAAAGCTACGAACGACGGCTACATGCCGCTGTACTCAGCGACAAAAAGGTTCAAGAAGAGCGGGCTATCTACATCGATATTCTGGAAGCACCCGTGTTGCGGGTCGATCGCGTCAAAGTAGACCACGTACTCCAGCAAACCGTTGATGAACTCAACGAGCGTTTTTCAATCAACCGCATTCCCTTGGAGTATCACAATGGATTGATCCAGGCGGTCCACAATCCACTTCTATCCCAGCAGGTCAGCAAGCCGTTCTGGGCGATCGTGTCTGATCCCATGTGGGGCAACGTGGACACGGATATGAAGAAGGCTCTGGACACAAGGGACGCGGGACTGCCGGATGCTCACTTTGCTGCGCTCAAAGCCTTGGAGAGTGTCGTCAAGATCATTTCGGACGCCAAGGGCCGATCCATTGGCACGGAGAATGGCGCAGCCGCCTATGTGAGCAATCTGGTGCGTCAGGTTGATGGTGTTCGCTTTATCGACGTTTGGGAGAGTGACATGCTGGTCAACCTGTTCAGCAAGGTCCGCAATCCCTTTGGTCACGGAGCGGGTAACAAGCCCATGCCGCTGCTGTCCGCGCAGCAAACCGATTGGGCCATAAACGAGGCGATGAACTGGATCGTCAGTCTCATCAAGCGCATGTAGGCTAGGAAATGGGTGGTCGGGCACTCGGTGGGTTCGCACGATAATTACGCATATGACAACCTATTCCTCGCCACCCGAGAACCTATCCAGCAATCACACCGTCCTGGACTTGCGCACATACTGGGCCGCTATCCGGGACGGCGAGCCCTTGCCCTTGTTCGCCCAGCCCAATGTATCAGGCCTGCCGGATCGTCGTGCCATCCGTTACCTCAAGGCCGACAAACAAGCTCACATCGTCAGCAGTCCCCTGAGCGCCAAATTCTACGAGCAAGCGCATCGTGTTGATCGCCTCATCGTGCGTGATGTTCGCCGTCGTGCCCTGGAATCCGCATAGGGTTTCGCAGGGCTCTTTTGCCCCTTTAGCGAACCGTTTACCCCTATGCGGCACAGCGTCTGTACCCAGAGGAGTACCGCGTGAGCATCGAACAAATCAGCACAACGGAATATCGCATCTCGGGTTTGCCTTGGAACATGCGGGAGAACCTGGATGACGAGGCGTACTATGAGGGCGAGGATGCCAATGGTGGACGCCAGAGCGAACGCGCTCGCGACCAGCACCGTGCTTGGCTGACCCAACAAGGCTGGGACGCCTACGTTGACGACAATGGTGCGCTTCAGTCCTGGTATCCTGGCATGGATTATCCTGATCCGGTGCGGCGCGTAACACGCGACAATCAAGCTGAGCTTGATCGAGAGTTTTTAAGGGTGCGGTTACAGCGCGCCGTACTGGAAACGGCGGAAGGCAAATGGCTGCTGGAGCAAGGCCTATTCGATCCGACACTCCTCGGCAGCTACGAGACAGATGGCTCGGTCGGGATTTCATTCAAAGACGAAGCTGATGCCGCGCGGTTTTCAATCCAATTTCGCGCGGGAGCGAATTAGTCCAGTGCCAGCTTGATACTCCCGCGATGGCGTCGGTCGGGTGTCTCGCCGTTGTGGATACAGCAGGGGGCATTGAAGCTGGTCCGCTCAATGCCTCTTCGGCGTCTAGGGGGGCGTGAGCCGCTAAGGCGTCGTAAACGGGGTTCGTCATGCCGGGGCTGTAACTCCCGATATGTCGAGGGATCGTTAACCCCGTGACGGTATGCCGGTGGAATGAACAATGCCCTGACCCGCATCGTGGATTTCGCCTACGATCCCACTGTTCGTTGGTGGGCAGCGCGAACCCTGTTGCCCCTCATTGCCCTCTGGCTGCTCATGATGCTGCTGGGGGTGCGGGTTTTGACGTCGACCGAATACACGCCGGGTAGCGAGGGTTATTCCTATGGCGCGTTCGGTACTAAGTATGTCCCTGCCACCTATGCTTCTACGACGTGCCGGTATTGGACGGGCGTTAAGATGTACGAGAAGGAATGGAAGTCCGAGGGCGCGTGTCCGTTGATCGTGCTGCGCGCCCAGGAACCAAACGAGTAATCAATTCAGCCGTAGATTCTTCGGTCTTGCGCTTGCGTGGCGCGGGCTTGGCTGATGGTTAGAATGACACGTAGTGTCATGTGTTATTTAAAGGATGCGTGGAAACTTTAGTCGCTAACGATATTCAAATTTCGTGTTGGACGTTGGGAGGCGGCGCAATCGCGTTCAGACTTCTCAACTCGGGGAGTATCACGTCCGACTGGCTATACAGGACGCGATCCAATCCCCAGTTATCAATGTCTAGGCGCACTGCCAGGTCCTTGAGGATACTTTCGGCGCGATCGAACAAGGGCTTGGAAAACGTCAACTCCCACAGGATGTCGAAAAGCCTGCTGTCCACGGCGAAGTGATCGCGAACGAGTGGGTGGTAGACGTCCATACCAAAATTCCGAGCATATTTGGGACCGATGCCGGGGTAGGCGCGCAGCATATTCATCCAAGCTTCTGTCGACGTGGCTTTCGCAAAACGATCACGAACCTTCGCAGGGCCGCCCTCCTTCCGAATGCTCTGAAACACTGCCTCAATACGCGGGAGGGTCTGCGATCGACGCAGCGGATTGGGAACGGCGTAGAACAGCTCTGCGCGGTCGCCGTCGTCAAGACCGCAGACCCGATCCCATCCAAACTCTTCCATTCGCGGCTCGATATTTTTTGTCCAATTAGCTGACCCGCCATAGGTAGCATAGGAACTGATGAAGCCGGTCCAGGGCCAATCCGGATGTTCCCCGAATATCACGGAGGCGTCCTTCATCGCCGTTAGCTCAAAGCGCATCCGCTCGACGTGGCCGCGCAATACCTCGATATGTTCGTCGGGTACCGGGCGTTCGTCCCCGGTCGTCCGCCCGTCCGCGTGAGATTTACGAAGTTTGGGAGGGCTGCGGGCCGCGAGTTCGTTCTGGCATTCGGCAAGCGTCCAGATGCCACCAGACTCCTTTCCGGCCGCCTGATAATTTTTGACTAGGTTTTGTATGTCGCGCTTATCAGCGTCGGCGATAGGTTTCGCGGGCAAGCTGCTGTCCTCCGTACCTCATGGTGCTGAGGTGAACGGATGGACCATGCCAATGGCTTCGTTGATATTGCGCTAAGGCTCTAGGTCAGCGGTTAGACCGGAATGTATTGTAAATTAGGCACCGGGGCTTCAATTCCTCAAGCGCCGCCTTGAACTCACTGTCGCTGTCCGTGGCATTGTGGAGCTTGCGTAGGTCATCCTCGTCCAGCACCAAGTCCCAGGTGAAGCCGATAGTGAACAGGACTTCCCGGTCGTCCAGCTTCCTTGTGTCCACCCGCAATCGGGTCACACGACTGAGGGTGGTTTGGACGTCAAAAGCGCGATGCGCAGCAATCACGCATCACCGGTCATCATTCGAGCGATCGCCGCCTCTTTGGATGCCAGGATGGATGCCCAGTCGGCGCGCTCCTGAATGCGGCGCATACCCGCTAGGCTGACACCCAGCTTCATCATGATAGTGCCGTGACGATGCCCCGCCGCGACCATAGTGGCGGTGCTGTGAAGTACCTCCGTGGTAATCTCTTGATATAGCGGCTTTGACAT